TATCATAGTTCCAATTAGCTTGTGCAACTCTTGTTTCTACAACAGAGCCTGTAACATAACTTCTTAATACAATATAATTTCCTGTTCCATCGTTTTCGAAAAACACACCATTATTTTCATTAAAATAACCAACGCGTTGTCTTACGTTTGTTTTTTGTGCATTAAAAACAAATGTGTTTAAAATAAGCAATGATTTGCCGGGTTGATAAGCAAATACTCTTTTGGTTTCACGGTAGCACTTGTCGCCAGATGTAGTACCAACATTCATATCAATAACAGATTCATTTACCTGATATTGTGTATTCGCACCACCAGAACTGCTGGTTGTAAACTTATCATTAATTTGATAACGATGAAACGAGTCAAACAACGTAAGAGGGTTTGATACTCTTAAACGACCAAAAGCGTCAGTCAGTGTTCCTGATGCAGATAATCTATCACTGAGCATCCCTACTTCAAAAATAGTTTTACCATCATTTAAAAACTGAAGAGTATCTTTTCTAAACTGTGCCATTTATATTAACCTTTTATAAAGATTGTATCAGAAACTGAATTTCCTACAACATGATAACCGAGTGTTCCCATGAATGTTTCAGCCTTATTTCCATTTTCAGCAAAAATTACTGGAGAAAATTTATTAATTGTATTAACAGCACCTTTTAATGCGTTTTCCTCATATCCCTCTATATCAAGATATATCAAATTACATGCAGGTAGATCTAAATCATCAATCATCAATTGTGGTATATGTGATTTCTCATTATCTTTAATTCTATGTGTGCCAACATTACCGGTGTCTCTAATATCTAAGGATACCATTGTATGCTTACTACCTAGTGCGGCATTAAATTTTACTATATTGTGTTCAGGACAGTTATGAACTAATGCATAGAAACTATCAGAAGACGGTTCAAACGTGTAAACTGTTTTAAACATTTTAGATAACAGTTTTGGGTACATACCTTGACATCCACCTGCCTGAACCACTACATCAAAGTTTTTAACGTACTTCAAAATGTTTTCTTTATGCGATGTTTCCCAATCTCTCTTAGGTCCATCCCATGCACCATTATCGCTCTTTAACCATAACCACTTATCAATTCCATCGATTCGACTTTCATCGCCTTCTCTATAATGGTACAAATCTAACATTAAATTATAGTCCTATGTTAAAAACATTTTATGTATTTATATATGAAAAAAGGTAGGCCTTTCGACCTACCTTAATAAACGTGGACAGGCGGAACCCCACCGTTTTCTCCTGTCATTTCCAGCCCGACTATAGTCAGCTTGCCTCTTGCATCTACAGATACAAACACGTTTGAAACAAGAAACGCCTTGCTAACGTAACATTATTTATACATGTATGATGTATTTTATTTCTAAATTTTAATTTTTTTTAAAAAAAATGTTGGTGTCCATCCATCAAAAGCACCTCCTAAATTCAAATGTCTTAAAAACTTCTTGGCCTTATCTCTTGTATTGAAAGATCTAATAACCTGTTCTGTTTGTGACTCAATGATTACAAAAGAATTTTCTACTGTTTCAACTCGATAATTCATTAACATCTCCAATCACAATCAGGAAGACATGTTACACGTGTAGGATGGCATCTAGGCTTAGTGCAATAGCGATAAGGTTCAATCTCTTTCCAATCTACAGATTCATGCTTTGGAAACTCCTTTAACCTAGACCACTTAGAAATGAATGAGTTATCTTCATATGTTTCTCCAAATTCCCACATCTCATTTTCATGAGTCTTAACATGTCTAATAGTCATTTCTTTCCTTTCGGTACACAGGTTACTTTATAATTGTCATGTGAATAACGACTATGCTTCTTTTCTTCTACAACCTTCTGTGCATAAATGCAAGATTCATAATCGTTAAATTCTTGAAATGTCACATATTGACCGTTATGAGTTCCAGCAAAATAAGAAACAACGATAAGAACGTAGATCATTTACTAAACCCATTCATAAAAGCTGTATGAAGCAAGTGATTGGAAATGTCAGCAGCAACCATATTACGAATGTGTTCTGCTACTTGATATGGGTCTAGCATTTCACCATTATCAACTCTAACCTGTGTTGTTTGATTCCTACCATTCAAAGAATAGATTACGCTGTAAACATCTTGCATAGAAAACATATCTACACTCTTATGAATTTTACATTCAAAGTGAGTGTCCTTGACTACAGTAGTTTCAACAACCTTATTACGAGCGGCCTGTTCCATCTCATTGAGAAGCCTAACTGATTCATCAGTTGGTGCTCGTTTTTCATTAACAGTCACATTGGATGGACCACGATAACCAGCATCAAAATTATAAGTTCTACCAAAAATACCCATTACTTAAATCCCTCGAATGTTGATTTATTAAATTTACCTTTTGGTTTAGAGCGTTCATTATCTTGTTCGCCGAACTTAGAACGATCCATCACAGGACCATCTAAAATATCTTCTTGAGCAGATTGTTCAACATTATATAGCCTCATCTTTGATCTGTCAACTCCAACAACAAATTTCTTATCAATACCCGGATCATTGTAACGATTCTTAAGTTGTTTGATTAGAATTTGTCCTAGTTGCTCTAAATCATCTGATGTTTGTAGACCAATCATGAAGTCCGCTGTTGCAGGCAAACCAAATGATTCTGATGTATCAGTAAGATCAAGATCAGAACTTGAATACCCAGAACGTGTTGTTTGCGTTGCAGAGATAATAGGTACATTGAACTCAACTGCAAGTCCACGAAGTTCTTCAGCAATTGCCTTTACAAGAGTATATGAATTAACATTTGATCCAACACGAATACGTGATGACATGCAAATATTTAGATAATCAATGTAAACAACATCAGGAATAAAATTCTTTTTGATTTTTAATTCATTGATCAAATGCCGAAAATTTGCAGATCCTGCACATGCAGTTGGATATTCCTTAATGATTAACTTACCAGGAGTTCTTGATTTAACCCTTGTAATTTTCTTCATGTAAGAATCATGTGGTAATAATGCTAATTCATCAATTGTGACATCTAATAGATTTGCATCAATACGTTCTGCAATCTTTTCTTCTGCCATTTCCATTGTGATATACAAAACATTCTTACCCATTGATAGATGAGATGCAGCACAATGACACATGAACAATGATTTACCGACACCTGTACCCGCAAGGATGATATTAAGTGTCTTATTCGGCAATCCACCCTTTGTAATCTTATTTAGTAAGTCAAGATCAAAAGGAATACGTGATTCTTTTCTATGATAGAATTCAAATCGATTTTCAGAATCTTCTAGAAAATCATGTCCGATGTTTGTATCAAATGATACAGCTAATGCGTCCGACAAAATCTGTGGGATTGCACCTTTTGTTGTTTTGCCTGTTTTGTCGTCAAGTATTTGAATTGACGACATGATTGCATTATAGACTGCTTTTTCTTGGCAGAATTTTTCCGTTTGATCGAGTAACCAATCAACTTTCGTATCATCACCACTTTGGATACTCTCAATAGCATCTTTACATCTCTTAAATGTTTCTTCATTGACTTGCTTATTAGACAAATCAATTAGTAATGCTTCCTTTGTAGGAAATGCATTATATTTATTTACATATTCATTAATCAGATTAAATGTAATCTTATCAGTAACATCAACAAAGTATTCTTCCTTCAAAAAAGGAATAACTTTTCTTGAATATTCTTCATTGTGAATTAGATTATTGAATATTACTTTTTCTATTGACATGCATAAACTCTTTCAATTCAATAATACCTCGAACGTAATCATCTGCAATATTTTCTACATATTGCAGATTTTGTATATATGCTTTAGAGCATACAAAATTATCATAGTGATAAAAATCAATATAATAAATAGGCGATGCTCCAGTCACAATCGCCTTCTTATTAAGATCATCAGAATAAAATTCGCAAATGATGCTACTTGACATCCTCATCGTCCTCAATCATTGAACCAGAAGACATCTTATACGTGGTTTCAATGTATTTTGCAAGATCAGTTGTCTGAAACATTTCCATCCAGAATTGTTTATTATTCACAATGTCTTTTGCTCTCATATTGGGTTCGAGTAATTCTCCTGTTGTTCGATCCACTTTCGCATACCATCCAGCCTTTGGCTTAGATATGTAACCGCCATCCAAAGCGACATCGAGAAGACCAGACCAACGATTAATACCTCCTTCAAATGAGACGGTAATAGGGATCTTTGATTTTTCTTTAACATATCTTGACTTTTCTATGTTAATCACGAAGTGGTAACCTTGAATTTCTGTACCGTCTTTATCTTGCTGACGACCTAGAATCCAAATGTTATCAGATCCGTAATATGAACCTGTACCTCCACCAACAATTTGCTTCGGGAACATTCCAA